TTTACCAGGAACAAGTTATGCAAGCATGCGTACACCTTGGCGGTATGTCCATGTCGGAAGCAGATAAAGTTAGAAAGATCATTGGAAAGAAAAAAGATGCTAAAGAATTTGATCAGTTTAAGGAAAAATTCGTAGAAGGTGCATCCCGATATATTTCATCACATGCTGCTTTAGATCTGTGGCATGACTTTGAGGCTCACGCAGGGTACTCATTTAATAAGTCTCACGCAGTAGCATACTCGACACTATCCTACTGGACAGCATGGTTAAAGTATTATTACCCACTTGAGTTTATGTACTCAGTGCTAAAGAATGAAAAGGATAAAGATGCAAGAACTGAATATCTTATTGAAGCAAAAAGAATGGGCATTAGCGTTAAGTTACCTCACATTAACGATTCGGATATCGATTTTAAAATTGAGGGTAAAGGCATTCGGTTTGGACTCAGTGCTATCAAGTTCATATCTGACAAGATTGGTGAAAGATACATATCTGCACGACCATTCCGTTCATACAAAGAACTTGAAGAGTTTACATTCACAAAAGGAAATGGAGTAAACTCTCGTGCACTTCAGGCATTAAGAGTAATCGGCGCAGCAACCTTTAATGATAATCCTAGGAATGATCAGGAAATTAAAGAAAATCTGTACGAGTACTTAAACCTTCCAGAGTTCAACATTACGATTCCTTCTCATTACTATGCATTTATTCAGGACATTGTAGACTTTGAGGAAAAGGGATCATACATTTTTATGGGTATGGTAAAATCAATTAAGCGAGGAACAGGATGGTCACGAGTTGAAATTTTGGACAAAACTGGCAGTGTCGGTATATTTGATGATGAAAATACCATTATTGAGACGGGTCGTTCTTACTTGGTTCTTTGTAATGACAACAGGATTGTATCTTTCATACCTTCTGACGAAATAAAAGAGTCTTCGCATGCTCTTGTTAAGTTTTTAAGTTACAAGCAGTTGCCGTACAAAGACGATGAGATGTTTGTAGTTTCTTTTAAGCCAAGAATTACAAAGACTGGAAAGAAGATGGCATCTCTTACTCTTGCAGATACAAGCAGAGATCTTCATTCTATTACAGTTTTTCCTACATCGTTTGCAAAAGCGTATATGAATATTGAAGAAGGAAAGTATTACAAGTTTGATTTTGGAAAGACTAAAGACGGAACCGTAACATTGGAGGATGTACATGTCAGTTAGTATAGAAGAAGCGTTAGCACAGTTAGATCCTAAGTTAAGAAAAAGATTAGGAAGTGGCGTAGGAGTTAACTATGAATATCAACCTACACCTAGTTTTGGCCTAAACCGTGCTCTGGGTGGAGGACTTCCTTACGGCAGACAAGTTCTTATCTGGGGATCTAAGTCGTCTGCAAAGTCCTCTATGTGCCTTCAAATGATTGCTCTAGCACAGGCAGAAGGAAAGTTGTGTGCATGGATTGACTCAGAGATGTCATACTCTGAAGACTGGGCAAGATCTTTAGGTGTTGATCCAGAAAAACTAATATACTCTCAAGCAAGGACTATCAGCGATATGGTAGATGTTGGAGTAGGACTAATGAACGCAGGGGTAGACCTAATTGTGGTAGACTCTATTACATCAATGCTTCCAGCAATTTATTTTGAAAAAGATACAGATGAAATGAAAGCATTAGAAAATACTAAACAGATTGGAGCAGAATCCCGTGACTTTAGTAACGCATGGAAAATGCTTAACTATGCAAACAATAAAGTTAAGCCAACTTTGCTTGTTCTTATTTCTCAGTCTCGTAACAATATCAATGCTATGTATACTAGCCAGCAGCCTTCTGGTGGTCAGGCTACTAAGTTTTATTCCTCATGTATTATTAAACTCTTTTCTTCAGAGTCAGATAATCAGGCAATTAAGGGCAAGATCAAGGTAGGAGATAAATTAATTGAAGAAAAAGTTGGCAGAACTATTAAATGGGAACTACAGTTTTCTAAGACCTCTCCAGGGTTCCAATCTGGTGAGTACGATTTTTATTTTAGAGGTGATGATGTTGGTCTTGATACCATCGGTGATCTGGTTACTACAGCAGAACTAAATGGCATTGTGGAACGAACAGGAGCCTGGTACATTCTTCCTGATGGCACAAAAGTTCAGGGGAAAGAAGCATTTGTCAACCGTGTAAGGGAGGACCTTGACTTGCAAGAATCAATCAAGGCAAAACTCAATGGCTAGTTTTACTGTGTATCAAGGCAAGTTCTTGTGCCAAGTCTGCAAGGCAGAGGTGGGTACTTTAAGACTTTATGCAGAGACAAAAGAAATGACCTGGATGTGCAAGGATAAGCATATAAGTAGGGTTGGTCTAGGTAAAAGAAAGAAGAGCGATTTTGACAGAGAAGAGTGAGTCCAAGAGGATAGGTGCTAAACAGCACAAAAACTCTGGTAGAAATACCCAGAAAGGCGATGCTTCTTGGAAAAACTTTGTTGTTGATTTTAAAGAAGTTGGTAAGTCATTTACATTAAACAAAGAGGTTTGGGCTAAGGCTACTACTGATGCTATGAAAAATGGTAAAGATCCAGCCATAGTTGTCGTTATGGGCGAGGGTAACTCTAAGGTTAGACTTGCTATAATTGAAATGAGTATTCTAGAACAACTTACAGAGGATGGTGTATAATAGTATTATGAACACAGGACACGAACCAAAGAACAAGATAGTTCCACACATTATAAAGAACTTCCTTAGCGATGAGGAAGTAGAGGTCATAAAGGCAATCATCAAGTATCAAAAAACCGCCCAGGACCTGGGGACATTCTACTCTCCACTCATCTTGCCAGAGTTGTCAAGAATGCAAATAGAAGTTATGTACCCACCAACTATTCAAAGAAAGATTGAAGTTCTTGCCTCTAATTTGGTTGGAGAAGATGTTTTTATGTCTCACAATAGTTATTTAAGTTATAACAAAGAGCACAATAGCACAACCAATCCAAAGTTACCAGTACACTATGATTCAGATAATTATTTTTCTAAACTAACAATTGATTACCAGTTAGGTGCCAATATAGATTGGCCAATTGTGATTGAGAACGAAAGTTTTAATCTTCAGTATGGGGATCTTCTTGTGTTCTGGGGTGCTGGTCAGGTGCATTGGAGAGAGCCAGTCTTGTTTAAAGAAGGAGACTACACAGAAGTTTTAACTATGCATTTCTCAACAAGAGAAGACTTTGAAAAGTTAAACTTTGCTGCCCGTAATCCAGAAGAAAGAAAAGAAAGACTTAAGACTTGGCAGTCAGATCCAGTATTTTTAAAGTACAACGAGGACTTTTTTGAAAAAGAAGGAAATTTAACTAAAACAAACGAAACCGACAACGCTTAAAAAGGAAAATAATGCAAAGTGAAAATACTACCATTGACATGGTAAATGGTTTGTCAGAAATTGCAGACTACATGGAAGACGAAGAACTTACTACGGCTCTTACTTTTATTGCTAAGATAATTATTAAGCCAGATATTCCTCTAAATGTTGCAACTGTCGAGATTGTGAGACTACAAGCAATCGCAGCAAAGATGGCATTCAAGGCAACTTGGATGGCAAATGTTGATAAGTCTGATCGTGGGAAGAAAAATCTTTACTACACTGCAGCAGAGTCAATTAATAATCTTGTTTCTGCATTAAAATATATAACTCGATAGTCTGCTATACTTATACTAATAGAAACGAGAAAATTAATGACAAAGAATTTACTACATACAGTTATGATTAAACCAGAAGAAAAGCCAGTTCATCCTATGGATATAGCGGGGCTAGAGGCAAAGATTAAAGAAGGATACACGATCACTCGTGTAGACAAGCATACTACCAAGAAAACATTTGCACCTTCTACTATTGCATATGGACATGGAGAGTGTGCAAGATATTGGTACCTTGCATTTGATGGCCAGATGTTTGAAGACAATGCTGATGCCTATGCCTCTGCAAATATGACAGCAGGAACATTGTCACATGCAAGAATTCAAAATGCAATGATGAATGCTGGTATTGTTAAGGTTTATCGTGATGACGATAACGAGGCTACAACAGAATTTAAGATTAGACATGATGATCCGCCTATTTTTGGGTATGGAGATGTCATGTTTGATTGGCAAGGCCAAGAACTTATTGGTGAAATTAAAACAATGATGAATGAAGGATTTGAATATAGAAAGGCATCAGGCAAGGCAAAGAATGGCCACCTAATGCAGTTGCTTATCTATATGAAGATCTTAAAGAGACCAACTGGTGTAATGATATATGAAAATAAAAATAATCATGAACTCCTTTTGATCCCTGTAGATGTAAACGATCATTACCGTCGGTGGGTAGACCAGGCATTTGATTGGATGAGACTAGTTCGCAAGACATGGGAAAACAGAACCCTGCCAAACAAAAACTATAGATCAAACTCCAAGATATGCAAGTCATGCCCAATTAAAAAAGCATGTGAGTCTGCAGGCCCAGGCGTAGTAAAAATAGCGCCTCTGGAGATTCTCGGTGAACAATTGTAGATGCTGCGATAATCAGTTTGAGCCAACAGTCTCTTATCAGATATACTGTTCTCCAAACTGTAGAGATATTGCAACAAAAGAAAAGATTGCAGCGAGATATCTGCAATCAAAAAGGCAAAAAAGAAAAGGGAAGACAAGGCTTTGTAAGTCTTGCTCTCTTCCACTTTCTATATATAACGATGAACTAGTATGTTCATCTTGCAGCGTTAATCCTGATGCAGTAACAAAAGCAATTAAAGAGATTAAAGGAAAAGTAAATGGTAAAAAATAAATGGGGCCTAGAGGTAAAGCCACACACCATATGTGCAATTGATGCTAGTACTAATAGCCTTGCTTTTGCTTTGTTTGCTGGAGAAGATCTTGGAACAGTTGGAAAAATTAATTTTGAAGGAAATGACACATATGAAAAAGTCATGGATGCTGGTAAAAAAGTAAAAGCATTCTTTGATTACTATGGTGGGTTTGAGGCAATTGTAATTGAGCATACAGTATTTATGAATAGCCCTAAGACTGCTGCAGATCTTGCATTAGTCCAAGGAGCAATTCTTGGTGCTGCAGGTCAGTCTGGGACTAAGATCATAGGAAAGGTCTCTCCAATAACCTGGCAAAATTATATTGGAAATAAAAAGATATCGAAAGATGAGCAACTATACATTAGATCTCAGAATCCAGGGAAGTCTGTATCCTGGTATAAGTCTTATGAAAGAAACTTGCGTAAAGAGAGAACAATTAGGTTTATCAATACAATCTATGATAGAACTATTACTGATAACGATGTTGCAGACGCATGTGGAATTGGCCATTGGTCAATAAAAAACTGGGGTAAGGCAATAGGAGTTGACAAATAATACTATGGCTGCTAAACTATATACAAGCGAAACTTTTATGCGTAAGAGATACCTTATGGATAAGAAGACGCCAGAAGAAATTGCAAAGGAATGTGGATGTTCTTTAGAGACTGTCTATGTGTACCTTGCTAAATTTGGACTAAGGAAGTCGAGACGATGAATAATAACTTAAATATCACAGTTGATCAAGTAAACAATCCTATGCACTATACATCAGATCCTTCTGGTATTGAGTGTATTGAGATTACAAGACACCGTAATTTTAATATTGGTAATGCGTTTAAGTACTTATGGAGAGCAGGACTCAAAGATGAGTCTAAGACTATTCAGGACCTAGAGAAAGCAATTTTTTATATCAAGGACGAGATAAATAGGCTAGAGGGAAAATATGTCAACTGAAGATGATCTAGTCAAGCACCTAGACCAGGTAAACTTGGTTGTAGAGGAATACCTTAAGGGAAATGACCCAACTGTAATTTCAAAGCAATTGTCTATCCCAAGACAAAAAGTTGTAACGCTTATTAATGAGTGGAAGGTTATGGCATCTGCTAACGATGCTATCCGTGCTCGTGCTAAAGAAGCACTCGCTGCTGCAGATACACATTACAGCAAGTTGGTATCCCGCACTTATGAGGTTATTGATGAAGCGTCCATGACCAATAATCTTAGTGCAAAAACAGCAGCAATCAAACTTGTTATGGATATTGAGTCTAAGCGTATAGATATGTTGCAGAAGGCTGGCCTTCTTGAGAATAAAGAACTTGCTGAAGAAATGGTTGAGATTGAACGCAGGCAGGAAGTCCTTGTTGGCATACTCAAGGATATTGCTTCTGAATACCCACAGATTCGTGATGAGATCATGAGAAGACTATCTTCATTTGCAAAAGACAATGAGGTGATTACAGTTGTCCACGATGTTCAATGAGTTCCTTGAGGCACTTCAGGATGATCACTTTGAAGAAACTCCTGTAGACGCAAGAACTTTTGTAGAGGGTGAGGCTTACCTAGGCCAGCCACCACTATCAGATATCCAGTATGATATTGTAGAAGCAATGAGCCAGATCTATCGTAAAGAAGATTTGATAAACATAATGGGTGAAGAAAAGGGTACTCAGTACTATAACAAGTACACAAAGAATGAAATTATTTTGCAACTTGGCAAGGGGTCTGGAAAAGACTTCACATCTACAGTAGCCTGTTCATATATTGTATACAAACTTCTATGCCTAAAAGACCCAGCGAAGTACTTCGGTAAGCCATCTGGAGATGCTATTGATCTTATTAACGTAGCGATTAACGCTCAGCAGGCAAAGAATGTTTTCTTTAAAGGTTTTAAATCAAAGATTGAGAGATCTCCTTGGTTTGCAGGAAAGTATAATGCTAAGGCAGACTCTGTTGAGTTTGATAAGGCAATTACTGTTTATTCTGGTCACTCAGAAAGAGAGTCTCATGAGGGACTAAACCTTCTTCTTGCAGTGCTTGATGAGATTTCTGGTTTTGCATCTGAGGTTGGAACAGGAAACGAGCAAGGAAAAACTGCTGACAATATCTACAAGGCTTTCCGTGGATCAGTAGATTCTCGTTTCCCTGACCTTGGTAAAGTTGTTTTGCTTTCGTTCCCACGTTATCCAGGTGACTTTATTTCAGAAAGATACGATGATGTAATTGCCGAGAAAGAAGTTATAGAAAGAACGCACAAATTTACAATCAACCCATTGCTTCCAGAGGATAGCGCAGACAATACTTTTGAAATTTCGTGGGATGAAGATCAGATCACATCATACAAGTATCCAGGGGTATTTGCATTAAAGCGACCTACATGGGAAGTAAACCCTACAAGAAAGATTGATGACTTCATGATCGCATTCATGACTGACCTTGGAGATGCAATGATGCGTTTTGCATGTGTACCGACATTTGCTTCTGACGCATTTTTTAAGCAGGCAGACAAGGTGAGATCATGCATGACGCTAAGAAATCCAGTTGATACATTTAAAAGGTTTGATGATGCTTTTAAGCCAGACCCAACAAAGAAGTACTATGTTCATGCTGACCTTGCACAAAAGCATGACAAGTGTGCAGTAGCAATTGCCCATGTAGAAAAATGGGTAAATATTCAGGTTATTAATAATTATGAGCAAGTGGCACCAATTGTAGTAGTAGATGCAGTAGCATGGTGGGAGCCAAAGATTGAAGGCCCAGTAAACCTTTCTGAGGTAAAGCAATGGATCCAAAACCTTCGCAGAATTGGTTTTGATATAGGAATGGTCTCATTTGACCGTTGGCAATCATTTGATATTCAAAATGAACTAAAGCAGGTTGGAATGAAAACTGATACTGTCTCTGTTGCTAAAAAACATTATGAGGATATGGCTATGCTTGTATATGAGGAAAGACTTGCTATGCCAGCAATTGATTTATTATTTGATGAACTAACACAGTTAAAGATCATGAAAAACGATAGAGTTGACCACCCACGAAAAAAGTCAAAGGACTTGGCCGATGCCGTGTGTGGTGCAATTTTTGGTGCGATATCCCATACACCAAAAAATATAGACACTGAAGTAGAGGTTCATACCTTCAGGGATAGGCCAAAGACTCCAGAGGAGCAATTTGACCTAGATAAACGCAATGTGATACAATATAATCCTGCCCAAATAGAAGAGATAAAAGACTATTTGGACAGGCTAAAAACACTATAACAAGAAAAGGAAATAAATTAAATGAACTCATTTAAGAAAATCGCACTAGCCATGGTTGCAGCCATGACTTTGGGCACAATCGTAGCAACACCTGCAAGTGCTGCTGTAATGTCAGTCGCTGTAACTCTTGATGGAACCGCTAACTCAACGGCATCATCAATCGCTACACCTGCTGCATTGCCAGTCCCTGCAGACAACTCAGTTGACGCTGCTGACGCACTCAAGTTCGTCGCAACAGTTGACACAGGAACATCTGTTTCTGTAGTAGCAACAAACGCAACAATCGTGTCTGCACTACACACATCTGCTGCGCCAGTAGGAGCATCATCAGGATCATCATCTTTGACAATTGCAACTGGTACAGGAACAACCGCAACATTTTATGTTTACACAAAGACAACAGCAATTGGTACAGTTGTAGTCACCAACGGTGGAACACAACTTACATACTACGTACAGGGAACTGCTGGCAAGATTAATAACCTTGCTGTCTCAGCACCTGCAAACGGCGCTGCTGGAACAAAGCAGGAGATCACAGTTACTGCAACAGACGTATTCGGAAACAAGGTTTCTGGTAAGTCAATCACAGCAACAGTATTTGCTGCCACAGCAACACTAGACACAGCAACAGCAACAACTGGCGCTACACTTTCTGATTTTGGAGTTGCAAAGTTTTCTGCAACACTTCCAACAACTGGAACACGTTCACTAATCACATTTGCACCAACAACTTCATCAGATGCAAACTCTGCTGATGTAACTGGTCTTACCGCTCGTACTCTTGCACCATTTGCAGAGATCGCAGTTCGTGACCTAGTATCAGAACTTGCTGCTCAGGTTGCTGCTAAGGATTCAGCACTTGCTGCAAAGGCTGTAGCAGAGGCTGCTCTAGCAACTGCTAATGCTAAGGCTGCTGCAGATCTTGCTGCTGAAAAGGCTGCTTCTGCAAAGGCTCTTGCTGATGCAAAGGTTGCTTCAGATGCAGTAATTCTTGCTAAGGATGCAACAATCGCTAAGTTGACTGCAGATAACGCAGCAGCACTTGCAACGATTAAGGCATCATTCAATGCACTCGCTAAGAAGTGGAATGCAAAGAATCCAAAGGCTAAGGTTGCTTTGCTTAAGTAATTAGTCCAACACTAAAGGGGTTGCCAATTACGGTGGCCCCTTTTTTGTGCAATAAAATGGTATAATCATCCTATCAGACATCCAGATTATTACGTACAGCAACAGCCACCTTCTTGGCCTTTGGATGGCTTGCAATAGCCCCCACAGATGCTCATTCCGATGACCCTATAACAATAGGTGCACAAAGGATAGAAGCCCTGAATCAGAAGGTTTCAGACCTTACTGATAGTGCCGAGTTGGTTTCACTTATTGATGTCGCCCAGGACAAATATGACGCTGCCGTCATAGCCAGGGATAATAAGTCATCAGCAGAACAGTCCTATGCCCAATCAGTAGAAGCAGAAGCGTCAGCCCTATCCACACTTAATACAAAAATATCAAGCCTATCCTCTGCCCAGTCAGCAGTAGATGGACAAACAGCAACAGTAGCGACTGCCCAAACTAATAAAAATAATGCTCAAGAGGCATTGAGCATAGCCAATATTAATCTTCAAACAGCACAATCTAACATGCAGTCAGCAGGTGGATCAGGACTTCAATACACTGTATATAACTTAGCCAGAGTTTGGCCAAGCATAGCAGTCCCAGATTCTGTTATTTGTTCTGGCACATGGAATTCAAATTCTATGCAACTTCCAGTATGTGGCAATAGGTATGAAAATATTGTAGTTAAGTTTACTGGACAGATCACTGTTCCATCACACTGGACATCCACATATTTTGCAGGGTATACAGATGATGGATTTAAGATGTACATTGATGGTCAACTTGCTATTAGCAACTGGGTAGAGCAAGGTGTAAGATGGAGTGAATACTCTCCAGTCTATGATGTTACTACAGACAAAACATTTAATGTAGAAATTTGGTGGTATAACGGCGGAGGTCCTGGATCTTATCATCTTGGTTGGGCTATACCTGGAGGATGGACAGGAGCAGGGTGCGACTATACTGGTGGCTGGGGGGTAGGGTTTAGTTGTAATCTTGGAACATTTTCTTCTGGATCAGGTCCAACACAGTCACAAATAAATGCATATAATAATGCTCTTGCTGAAAAGAATGCAGCACAAGATGTTTATAATGATAAGTTATCTGTTTATAATCAGGCAGTTTCAACCCTCAATAATCTACAAGATGATTTAGAACAAGCACAAGATGAAAAAGATGATGCACAGACTGCACATGAAACCGCACAAACAAACACTGTTTCAGCATTAATAGCAAAAGATGATGGTATTGAAGTTTATAACAATGCTATTAGTGATATGAATGATGCGATAACTGCTGCAGAAGAAGAATATATTGCTCAATGGGATTTTGAAGAAAAGCAAAGGATCGCTGCTGCAATTGCTACTGCCCTTGCTAATCAGCCACAGCCAGAACCTTCAATTGCTCCAAGCCCTGCACCTTCCCCAGAACCTACAGTAGAAGCACCACCAACACCTGTAGCAAGCCCAGATCCTACACCAGATGCACCACCAACAGAAGAGCCTAAGCCAGAGCCAACCGTAGATCCTCAGCCTACACCAGAGCCAGAACCTACACCTGCACCAGAACCAGAGCCAACTGTTGCCCCATCACCAGAACCGTTGCCTGAGCCAACAGTAGAACCAACAACTAATCCTGAGATCAATGATGAGGAACTAGCAGCACTTATTCCTGAAAAGGGTACTGGAACAACAGAAGATTTATCTGGAGTTATTGCTAACCTTACTAGCAAAGACAATAAATTAGTTCAACTTTCCCCTGAGCAAATTGCAGCAGTTAGCCAAACACTCAAGTCTTTGACACAAGAAGCAAAGGCAGAGATTGCTGGAGATCTTGGTATTTCTGCAGGAGAAGTTGCCAAGATTGCAGATCAAATGAAATCTAACCCAGCCCTTGCATCAGCATTTGTTGAGTTCTCTGATAGAGCAAGTGCAGCAGGAGAAACTCCTATGCCATTTACATTAGCAGATGCAGTAACAGAAGTACAAACAGAAGCATTTTTAGCAGATCCACTTGGATCATTATTTAATGTGGACCCACTAGAACTCCTATCCAATTTCTCTGAGTTGGGTATGGATATGACAGACGATCAGAGAGAAAAAGCCCAAGAAGTCATTATTCCAGTAATCATTGTTTCACAGGTTGCAAATGTAAT